CGCCGGCCATGGGCTGGATCACGGCGCTGGATGTGCGCGAGGGCGCCATCTGGGCGCGGGTGGAGTGGACGCCGCGCGGCGAGGAGGCCCTGCGCAACCGCGAGTATCGCTACATCTCCCCGGCCTTTCCGCTGAACGAGCCAGTGCTGGTGTTCGGCCCGCGGCAGGCGCAGGCGCTGGGCCGCACCGGCACCCTGCCGGCGGCGATGGATGACATTTACGACCAGGGCGGCGCGCTGGTGGTGGTGGTGCGCATCGAGGAGGGCGCGGACATCAACGCCACGCTCACCAACGCGGTGGGCGATGCGGTGCAGATGAGCGGCGTGCATGCCTTCCTGGCCGCCGAAACCAAGGTGAAGGTTACCCCGCGCATCATCGTGGCGCCGGGGCTGACCAGCCAGCGCCCGAACGGGCAGGCCAACCCGGTGGTGGCGGAGCTGGCGGGCATCCTGCCGCGGCTGCGGGCGGTGGCCTTTGTCGATGGCCCCTCCACCAGCTTTGCCGATGCCGTGGCCTACCGGCAGGATTTCGGGTCGGATCGCATCATGGTCATCGACCCGCACGTGCTGGTGTGGGATGCCGCGTCCAATGCGCCGGTGGCGCGTCCGGCCTCGGCCCGCTTCGCCGGGCGGCAAGCGCAGCTGGACAACGACCGCGGCTTCTGGTGGAGCGTCTCCAACCAGCCACTGGCCGGCGTCATCGGCCTGGCGCGGCCCATCAGCTTCAACATCTCCGATACCAATTCGGAGGCCAATCTGCTGAACGAGAACGAGGTCAGCACCGTCATTCATGCCGACGGCTACCGCACCTGGGGCAACCGCTCCACCACCAACGACCCGATGTGGGCCTTCCTGAGCGTGCGGCGCACCGCCGACATGGTCTACGAGAGCGTGGAGCAGGCCTTCCGCTGGGCCATGGACAGGCCTATTTCGGCCAACCTCATCGAGGACATCGCCGAGAGCGTGAACCTGTATCTGGCGCACCTGAAGAGCGTCGGCGCCATTCTCGGCGGCAAGGCGTGGCTGGATCCGGAGCTGAACACCAAGGATCAGCTGATGGCCGGCAAGCTGACCATCGACTTCGACATCGAACCGCCGGCGCCGCTAGAGCACTTGATCTTCAGGGCACACCGCAACGCCGGATACTACGAGGAACTGGTGGACGAAGTGGCGCGCGAGATCGCCACCTCCGCCGCTTGATGAAAGGAGGGCGCAATGCCTGCTGTGGAGAACGTGCTGCGCAACTTCACCATGTTTGCCGACGGCTGGGGCAAGATGGGCAACGTGGAGGAGCTCACCCTGCCGAAGCTGAGCCTGAAGATGGAGGAATACCGCGGCGGCGGCATGGACGTGCCGGTGGACATCGATCTGGGCATGGAGAAGATGGAGGCGGAATTCACGCTGACCAGCTTCGATGCGCAGGTGCTCTCGCTGTTCGGCCTCGGCCCTGGCAACGACCGGCAGTTCACCTTCCGCGGCTCGCTGGCCTCCGAGGATGGCACGAAGCGCGGCGTCATCGTGCGCATGTTCGGCCTGCTCTCGGAGGTGGATCCCGGCAACTGGAAGACCGGCGAGAAGGCCGAGCTGAAGGGCAAGATCTCGCTGAAGGTCTACAAGCTCACCGTCGGCGATCAGCTCATTCACCACATCGATGCCATGAACGGCATCCGCATCATCAACGGCGTGGACGTGATGGCGGATGTGCGGGCACATCTGGGACTGTGAGGTGAGCCATGAGCAATGCCGTGAAAGAGGCCATCGAGGCGGCTTCGAAGGATGCGTCGAAGGCCGATGAAACGGTGCGCGAATGGCCCGTTACCATCACCCTGACGACGCCGGTGGAGGTGAACGGGCAGAAGGTGGACAAGCTCACCTTCCGCAGCCCGCGCGGGCGCGACTGGGTGCGGGCGGAGCAGGCCAGTGGCGGCAAGCTGGAGCGCATGCACGCGGTGCTGGCCTCGCTGGCCGAAGTGCCGGAGGAGGTGTTCCTGGAGCTGGATCATCGCGACCACCTGAAATGCCTGGAGATCGCGCGGGATTTTTTCTCGGCCTACGAGCTGGCCCTGCTCGACCCCGTGTCCTTGCTCTCGTGAGCGTGGCGCTGGGCTGGGGGCCGGCGGACTTCGAGGCCGCCGAGCTGATGAGCCTGGGCGAGGTCATCGAGGAAGCCATTCGCCTGAAGACGCCGCCGGAGCAGTAGCATCATGTCCGATCTTGCCGTCGCTCTCGTCCTGCGCGCGGTCGACCGCCTGTCCGGCCCCGTCAAACGGGCCGGGCGGGTGGTCGGCCAACTGGCGCGCGAGGCTCGCCGCACGGGGCGGCAGATGGCCAGCGCCGGCGGCGGCGCGGAGCACTTTGCCCGCGCCCAGCGGCAGGTGCGCGCCAGTACTGATGCGGCTACCCGCGCTGTGCAGCGGCAGGCCGAGGCTCTGCGGCAGCTGGCGCGCATGCGCGAGCAGACAGCGCGGGGTTTACGCGAGCGCGGGCTGGCCGCTGCCGGCAAGGTGGCGGCGGCGGGTGCGGCAGCGGGTGCCGGAGCCTACGGCGTGAAGCGGATGGTGGAAGGCGTGGTGAACCCGCTGCGCGAGGTGGAAAAGGCCAGGGGCGAGCTGATGACGCTCGACCCGAAGGACATCGACGTGTGGATGCGCACCGCGCGCGAGGCACAGAAGCGCACCGGCATGATGGCAGCGGACTTCCTGCGCGCCGGCTATGACATCAAGAGCGCGCTGTCCGACCTCACCGACGAGGCGCAGGCATCCCTGACCAGGGCACTCGCATGGACAGCAAAGGCCACCAAGGCCACTGCGCCGCAGATGGCGGAGCTGTTCACGTCCGTGTTCGGCGTCTATCGCAGCCAGTTCAAGGATCTGACGGATGCACAATTCGGCGATGTCATCGCCGGCATGACGGCGCGCGCGGTAAAGGCCTTCAAGACTTCCGGCCCGCGTCTGAAGCAGGCTTTGCAGTCGGCCACCGCGGCGCCATCGCAGATCGGCATGTCGATGGCGGAGGTTTATGCCACCCTGGGCATGCTGCAGACCTCCATCGAACCCGGCGAGGCCGGCACGGCGCTGAAGCAGTTCGCTGCCAAGGCAGCCGAGGCGGAAGGGCGTTTCCGCAAGATGAAGCTGGGCATTCGCCTGCTCGATGAGCAGGGCATGCTACGCACGCTGCCGGCCATCATGGACGACATGCAGCGCACCTTTGGCAAAACGCTGGATGCGCGCGAGATGGCCACCATCCAGAAGGCATTCGGGTCGGAAGAGGCCATCAAGCTGATTGCAGCCTTGTGGAACAAGCAGGATGAGCTGCGCCGCAAGACGGAGGAAGTGCAGGCTGGCGGGCTGCGTGGATTGCCGGAGGCTGTCGACATGGCGCGGCGCGGCATGGCCAACCTGGATGACCGGCTGGTGTTGCTGGCGCAGAAGTGGGATCTGCTCAAGCAGCAGATCGGCGAGGCCTTCCAGCCGGTGCTGGAGCGGCTGATCCCGGTGGTGGCCTCCGCCATCGACGGGTTCAGCAATCTGCTCAGGCAATATCCGAAGCTGGCCACCGGCATTGCCACCGTGGTAGTGGGGTTTGGCGCGCTGCTGGCGGTAACGGGGCCGCTGATGATGGCGCTCTCCACGCTCATCGGCACCCTCACCATGGCCGCTTTCGCGTGGCGCCTGTTCAGCGCCGCCAGGCTGCGCGGCATGGCGGCAGAAATCAGCAGTGTGGGCGCGGCCATGGACAGCGTCGCCCGCAAGAAGTGGCGGCTGCCGCGGCTGATCTGGCGCATGGCCATCGCGCCGCTGCGCTGGGCAATGTTCATTCCGCGGCTGGCGTGGCGCGCCTTCATCACGCCCCTGCGCTGGACAGCCACGCTGATCCCACGCATCCCCTGGCCACGGCTGCTGGGGCGTGGCGGGCTGGCGGCGGCGGGGCGTCTCGCCGGGCGGCTGCTGGGGCGCAAGGTCATTGCCGGGCTGGCACTGGCCATCCCATACATCGGCCCGGTGATTGCCGGCGCCCTGATGGCCTGGGACATCTGGGATACCATCATCAAGCCGCTGCACTGGGACAAATATATCCTGCCCACGCTCGAGGGGGCGTGGGCGGCGGTGAAAGCGCGCACCGCACAGGCCTGGGCCAGCGTGCGGAGCATGACGCCGCTCGACTGGGCGCGGCTGGCGCTCACCGGTCTGCCCGGCGTCGTGGCGCGGATCATCCATGCCTTCACCGGCATCGACCTCGCTGCTGCCGGACGGCAGATCATGCACAGCCTGTGGGCGGGCCTGAAGTCCGTGGCCGCCGGGCTGCTGGACTGGGCGCGCGGATTGACCAGCCGCATCGCCAGCATCTTCAGTGCTGCGCAGCCCCGCATCAATGCTGCCTCCCGCGCCGCCTCCCGGCATGGCCGCAGCCGCGCTGCCCGGCAATATCCGGCATTGAGTGCTGCATCCGGCAGCGCCAGCCCGGAACAGAAGAAGGCAAGCGGCGGCTGGATGCGGGCGGGCCTGCTTACGCTGGTGGGCGAGCGCGGGCCGGAGCTGATCCTGCCGCATCAACGCGCCTGGGTGGCCAGCAACGACAACCTGCGCCGCCTGGCGGAGCGCGCCGCCCGCACGCGGCAGGCCCTGATGCAGGCAGCCGCCGCCGCGGCGGTGGCCACGCCGCTAATCAGCCTGCCGCCGCAGCTGCTGGCCACCCCGCCGTCGGCCATCGCGACTGCCGGCGTCAGCACACCACGCGCCACGACAGCCGGCCACATGACCGCCGCGCCGCAGATCACCGTGCACATGACCATCAACGTGCAGGGGCAGACGGACGCACGCGACATCGCGCGGGAAGTGGACAGGGCCTTGCGCCGTTCCGTGCGCTCGGCCCTGCATGACATCAACAGCGGAGGCGCGGCATGATCATCGATCCCGGCATGGTGGTGATGATGGGGCTGGGGGCCTTTCGCTTCTCCGTCTCCGGGGCGGTGTATCAGCGGTTGACCCGCGAGGTCTCGGCGCGCTGGCCAGCGCAGGAGCGGGTGGGACGCCGCCCGGCGCTGCAGTTCACCGGCCCCGGCGTGGAGCGCCTGACGCTGGAGGGCACCATCTATCCGCACTACACCGGTGGGCTGGAGCAGATCCGCGGCATGCGGGCACAGGCGCAGGCCGGTGCGCCGCTGATGATGGTCTCCGGGTTGGGCGACGTGTTCGGCCTGTGGGTCATCCAGACGGTGCGCGACACCGAGAGCTTCCTGCGCGCCGACGGCCTGCCGCGCAAGGTGGAGTTCACCTGCGAGCTGGCGGCCTACGGGCCGGATGGCGTGCGGCTGGGCGGAGGACTGTTCTGATGGCCACCACCATCATCACGCGACAGGATGACCGGCTGGATCTGATCTGCCAGCGGCACTACCGCGCCTGCCGTGGCGTGGTGGAGCAGGTGCTGGCCGCCAACCCGCGGCTGGCCACGCACGGCCCGCTGCTGCCCGCCGGCATGCACATCCGCCTGCCGGACATCGCTCCAGAGCGGGAGGTGGCGCAGGTGCGCCTGTGGGATTGAGGCAGGTCATGACGCCGGATTTCCGCATCGAGGTGGACGGGCAGGACGCTACCGGGCGCATCAATGACCGGCTGCTGCGCCTAGTCATCACGGACGAGGCCGGCACGAAGAGCGACCGGCTGGAGCTGGTGGTGGATGATCGCGACAATCGCATCGCCCTGCCGCGCACCGGCGCAAAGGTGAAGGTGTGGCTGGGCTACCGCGAGACCGGGGTGAGCTACATGGGCCTGTTCGTGGTGGACGAGGTGGAGGTCTCCGGGGTGCCGGAGCAGATCACCATCCGCGCCCGCGCCGCCGACATGCGCAGCAGCTTGAAGCAGCACAAGACGCGGCATTTCGAGCGCACCACGCTGGGCGGCATCGTGCACCGCATTGCTGGCGAACACGGGCTGCGCCCGATCATCGGCCAGGAGCTGGCGGGCATCGAGGTGCGCTACCTGGCGCAGACGGAAGAGAGCGACATGCACCTGCTCACGCGGCTGGCGCGGGTGCATGATGCCACCTTCAAGGTGGCCGACGGGCGGCTGCTGTTCGTGCGCCGCGGCAGCGGCAAGACGGCCAGCGGCAGGCCGATGCGCATCCGCCTCACCCGCACCGATCTCATCGACTGGTCGGCCACCATCAAGGAGCGCCCGAAATACGGCCAGGTGCAGGCGCGCTGGCATCATCGCGGCGAGGCCCGCGCCCGCACGGAAACGGCAGGCAGCGGTGATGGTCCGACATTCGTGCTGCGACATGAGCACCCCGACCAGGCGCAGGCAAAGGCGGCGGCAAAGGCCCGCCACCGCCAGCTCAAGCGCGGCGAGCGCAGCCTGCGGCTGACCATGAGCGGCCAGCCGGCCATCGTAGCCGAGGCCGAGCTGAATGTGAGCGGCGTGCGCGATGGCGTGGATGGGCAGTGGGTGATCAGGACAGCCATTCATCGGCTGGACAGCCAGTCCGGCTACCTGACGGAAGTGGAGGCGGAGGCAAAGGTCTGATGCTGCATCAGGCCCGGCAGATTGAATGATGGAGCTGGATACACAATGACGTTTGGGTCGAGACAGATAAGGGAAAAGCTCCATGGCCGGCTGGACGTTGCCAACATGCGCACATGCAAATTTCACATGGTACAGGCTGACCGGGCAGGAACACTGATAGTAGTGGTGCTGAGTGGCGTGGCAGTGTTGCTTCTTGTTGCGTTGGGGATATGAAAACACCAGTCGCGCCTACAACCCAGAAGTGAGCGCACCTTGGCAGCGGGAATCAAAATCCGATCACGAAATGTGTCGCACCCGATCACGAAAACTGTCGCGCTACATGAGGCTGCCGCGGGAGCGTCTGCAAACAGGCGATTCAGGTGGTAGCTATTTGGTAGCTACAGCCCATCCGGAAATCGGGGAGATGCACATAACTCTTTGATTTATTGGTAGGCCCGCGGGGACTCGAACCCCGGACCCGCTGATTAAGAGTCAGCTGCTCTACCAACTGAGCTACGGGCCTGTGCATGTGATGGAAGACACGTGCCGTGGGG